CGATCAGTTCTTCGTCACTCATTTCACACAACTCCCCTGCACCCACTGCTTGTCGGCGGCGATGCACTGTTCGTAGCGCACCTGACCGCGCTCCAAGTCAGCGAAAATGATTTGCCCCATGCCGTAGAAAAATAGTCCCGCAACGGCGGTGATTGCCAGCGGCACGGCGTTGTCCCAGAAGTCTCTCATCTCCGACCCCTCGTCCAAGCCAACCGCGAAATCTTGTTCGCCAGATCGTCCAGTTCCGCCACCGACATGTCGCGATTGTCCAACAGCGCCGTGTAGATCGCGTTGGTCAGCCGCTTGCTGGGCAGCACAGCCGATCCCTGAATGATCGCCGCCACCGCCTCGGACTGCACGTCACGCACGGGCATGGTCTTTGGTTCTTTACGGAAAAACATCATTCGTCCTCCTCCGGCAGATCGTAGCAGGTCAGCCGCACCAACTGCCCAGACGCCACCATCTCGGCCAGCGTGGCTGCCACGACGGCGTCCGACATGTTCATGTCCTCCGCGATCTCCTCAACGGTGGCGCGACCATCAGCTTGCAAGTTGCCCAAGATGAAGGCGGTCAACGTATCATCCCGTGATACAGTCGCAGCTTCCAAGATGCTCACAGCCAGCCAAGGCGTGCGGTCTGGCCGGGTCATGTTCGGCACGACGATGGCCTGCACTTTCTCGCCGGGGCGCACGTTTTTTCCGATCATGACCTTGGACGGGATAAACACGTTCTCGTTGCTCTCGGTCAGCGCGAAGGCACTGCCCGTGGCCAACTGGTTAGTGATTAGAATTGTCTGGTTCATTGCTTGCTTCCATTGCTGCTAGTTGATCTTTGGCGTCGCGGGCATACAGCCAGTATCTCGTTATGTCCTCCCCCACCCATGAGGGTCTGACCCCGGTCCCGTATTTGCTTTCCAAGTCCCGGATCTGCTGCTCTTTTACAACGATGAATGCGCGGAGTTTGTCTGCCTCGGTCATCACATCACCCCCAGCCGATCCAGCGCGAAGAAGGATTTTTTATAAGTCTTGATCAGGCGATCAACGCTGTCGATCCTTGCCTGAATGTGCGGGGTCGGCGCAGTGTCATTGACGATGGTCAGCGTCTCACGATAATCCCACAATGCAGTCAGGACTATATGCGTATCCATGGCTCCCAGTTTTACTGCCATGTCACACCCCCATCCCGTAAGCGATCAGCATCAGGCCGAAGCCGATGGCGAACAGGCAGGCGGTGGCTATGGCCTCGCGGATGATGTCTCTGATACGCATTATTTGATCCCCTTGTTTGCGTTGATGGCAGAGGCCAAGCGCAGGCGCAGTTCAGCGCGGCGCAGGTAGAACATCATCTCGCCAACGTCGTTATAGTTTGGGCCACCGTTTGAGTAACTGTTATCAATGTCTCGGTCGATGCACTCCAGAGCCGCCTCGGCATGCTCCAGTGTAATAGTGATGGTGGGTTCTGACATGCTAGTTCTCCTATCAAAATGGGGGCTGTTCGCCGGGGTAAGTTGGTTTCCACTGTGGCGGCGCGTAGGCTGCTGCCTGTGGGGTGGGCTTCGGCTGGGCCTGCCGGGGAATGACCCCCAGCAGGTCGAGGTGTTCGGCGAGGGTCACAGCGCAACGATCTCAATGCTGCGTGCTGCGTTGTGGGCGACGGCGTCGGCATCCCACTGGGCGTGCATATCGGCGACCGAGGCGAAACCGCGCGTCTTGGCGAGGCCAGCGTGGTAGCGGCGCAGGGAAGGGTTCTTCTTGTCGCGGGCCGACACGGGCGACCACATCTGGCCCTGCGCGCTCTTGGCTGCGTTGGAGCGGTCGGCGCTGAAGCCGCTCTTCTCAACTTTGCCGTCGGCGGTGCAAATGACGGCCCAAGCGAAGGCGTAAGCGTGGTCGCTGTTGCGGGTTACGGTCTGGCCGTTGGAGAAGGTGGCGGTAAACTTGGTCATCTGGGTCATCCTTGTTTGCTAGTTCGTACTGACATCCTACACGATGCACCAACCCATACAACAAAAAAATGCGCTTGACGCTAATTATTTTCGCCTCTAGGTGTGGTGGCATCAAAACACAGGAGAACGCCAATGATGGCTCAAACTCAAATCCGCCTATGGTGCGCTCAAGACGGGCGCAAACTTGGCTGGCTCGCAAGAAAAGTACCGGTGGCATCGTCCAGCCTATCCCGCTGGATGACAGGCCGCGTCGTGCCGTCCGCCGTCTACCGCCACCGCCTTGCCGACATAACGGGCATTGAGGATTTGCGGTTCGAGCAAGAATGGGTGTCGAAATGAACCGGGCCGACATTCTGGACACCGCCAAAGAGTACGTCACCAAAGACCGCGCAGCCACACACGGAGATGCGGAACGCAACTTCGGTCTGATCGCTGCCTATTGGTCGGCCCACCTCAACAAGAACATCAAGCCGCACGACGTGGCCGTGATGATGACCCTGTTGAAGCTGGCGCGGGCGCGCAGTAACCCGAAGCACACCGACAACTGGATCGATGGCTGCGGTTATCTGGCGCTGGGCGGTGAAGCCGCTGCGGAGGAAGTGTGATGGATTGGCAGCCTATTGAAACGGCACCCAAGGACAAACCGATACTCCTCGCAATCATTCAGGACGAGGGTTTCGGTGATGATAGCTATTACGTCATTGAGGTTGGCTGGTGGGAGGAGCCTATGGAATTCGACGGCACGACAACTGGCTTTTGGTCGTCGCCTAGCACGGGAGATGGCGACAATGATGATGTGAAATACTGGATGGAGTTGCCTGCCAAGCCTAACGGTGAGCCGTCATGACCCTGATCCTCGGAATCGACCCCGGCAAGCAAGGCGCTTTCGCCCTGCTGAACACCGACGACATGCAGGTTGAGACATACGACATGCCCGGCACGCTCGAAGATAAACGCGCCCTGATCTCGGACATCGGCAAGGTCAAATGCTGCTGGCTGGAGCGGCCATTTTTCCCACGCATGATCGGCATCAAAAACGCCGTCACCATCGCGCAGGCCTACGGCGAACTGAAGGCCTGCCTGTTCTTCGCGGGCATCCCGACCTTTGAGGTCGATCCGTCCGCGTGGAAGAAGACCATGCGGCTATCGACCGACAAGAACGCCAGCCGCGCGCTGGCCAGCCAATACTTCCCGGACTGCTCGGACCAGTGGGCGCGGGTCAAAGACGACGGACGGGCAGAGGCGGCCCTGATCGCACTTTATGGAAAGGGAAAGCAATGACTGGAGACGAACTGAGGGCCATGATCGCCGAGATCGAAGCCAAACACGGGGCGGACGTTGACTTCCACGCTGGACGTGTGTGGGCCATGCAGGATCGGTTTATCTTGGCTCGCATTCTGGACAACAAGATGCGCTGGCCTGAGCCGCCCAAGATGACGAGGGAAGAGAAAAACAAGGCGTCGCTCGCCCGTCGGCAAAAGATGCACGACATGGAGAAATCCGGGATGACCCACAAGAAGATTGGTGAAGCATTCGGAATATCCAGCGGCAGGGTCGGCCAAATCTTAATGCAGCACGCTTACTGGCTGCGTCGTCAGGCCATAAAGGAGGCGTCACAATGATCCGCGACATGACCAACGAGGCGTATCACGCACGCCCAGAAATCAGCAGCAGCGATGTCAAAGCCGTTGCTGGCAAATCACTGGCACACTGGAAAGGCAAGGTCTGGAAAGACAGCAGCGCCTTCGCCCTCGGCAGCGCCGTCCACGCCTTGGTGCTGGAGCCGGAAAAGAACCTCGTCCTGCGCGGCCCCGAAGACCGCCGAGGCAACAAATGGAAAGAGGCACAGCTTGCCGCTGATCTGGATGGCCAAATCCTCTTGACCGAAGGCGACTATGATCTGGCGCAGGCCATCGCGGCTCCCGTCATCAACCACGAAGTCGTCAAGGCATGGGTCGCCGATCCCAGCTTCGTGGCCGAGGCCAGCTTCTTCGCCACCGATCCCCAAACAGGCGTCAAGATCAAATGCCGCCCGGACGGATACCTGCCCGACGCTGGCATCGTCTTCGACATCAAGACGACACGCGATGCCAGCCCCGACGGCTTCCCGCGCGAAATCCGCAACTACAACTACGATTTGCAAGCAGCGTTTTACCTGCGTTGCCTGCGTGCTGCCGGGCATAACGCCCACACCTTCATCTTCGTCTGCGTTGAGAAGGAACCGCCCTACGCTGTCGGCCTGCACGCGCTGACACGGCAATACATCGAGGCAGCCGACATGCGTGTCACGCTGACCCTAGAAAAAATATCACGGGCTGAAGCAAGCAATGTCTTCACAAGCGGCTGGCCCTTGATTAACCATGTGGACCTGCCGCGTTGGCAGACCGCAGAGCCTGAAGCCGACGTGTTCGACGAAACCGTTGACTTCTGATTACCACAGCCAGAGAGGAGAAAATCATGGCTAATAACGACGACTTCATGAAGGTCTTGGCTAAGAACGTGACCTTCCAATATCCCAAGCTGAACCAAACCTATCGGTTCAACACCCAAAAGCAGGCCAGCGAACCCTGCGCGCCCACCGCTTCCGGCGCTGCATGGTCGGTCGCCTTCGAAATGGCCAAGGATGAAGCCCGCCCGCTCTATGAGCAACTTAAGGCACACTACGATGCCTGCCGGGGCCGTAACCCGAAGATGCCGCAGTTTAAGACTGTCTTCGGCATGAAGAAGCTGAAGGACGAAAACGGCAACGAGACCGGCATGGTCCAGTTTACCGCCAAGCGTAACGGCATGAAGAAAGACGGCACGCCCAACAAGGCGCCCACCGTCATCGACGGGCAGAAGCAGCCGCTGGCCGACCTGTCGTTCTGGGGCGGCTCTAAAGGTACCCTGCGCGCGTGGGCCGTGTCTGTGATCGACCCCGACGGCAACGGCGGCATCAGCCTCTTACTCGACGCCGTGCAGGTCACGGAGGCCCGCTATGGCGACGGCGGCATGGACGACTTCGACACCGTCGAAAGCAAGGCCGACCCGTTCGAGACCAAACCGCTGGCCCAAGAAAAGCGCCAGAGCATCGCGCAGGAGTTGGACGACGAAGTGCCGTTTTGATAAAGAAGAACCCCGGCAAGCGAGCAACTTGCCGGGGTTCAAATTAACGGAAGCGAGAGGAGAACCTTCCAATGCAAATAATACAGGCCAATCGTGCCTATTACAAGGACATCAAACATGTCTGATGTCCGCTTCCTGACGGCACCCGGTTCATTCTTCACGCTCATCGACAGGCCCGGTGAACAATACCCCGGCATCTCTTGGAACGAGATCGTCAAGCTGGTGCAGGCCCCGCAAGCCAAAGAAAAGCGGGACGCCGACTTCTTCATACCATCCACCTACCGGGCGCACGACGCACGCGCCCACGAAGCCCAGCGCGAGCATGGCTCGTACCGTGCGCTGGCCATCGACGTGGATCGCGGCAACCCATCCTTGGAAGACGTGCAAGAGGCCGTACAAGCCGTCTGCGGTGATGTCAGCATCTTGATCTACTCATCATCCGGCGCATCGCTGGAAAACCGCAAATGGCGCGCCATCATCCCGTTGGCCGCCGTGGTCACCGGGGCCGAATACGAAGAAATCCAGACAGCCTTCTTCGACCTTCTGCACGTCAACGGCATCCACCCTGACGGCGCGCTGGCACGCTGCGGCCAGCCGATCTACCTGCCCAACGTGCCGCTGGACAAACGCAACCCCGACCTAACCCCGATCTTCTACGAACACCGCATCATTCGCGGCAAATCACTGCGCCTCGACGCCGACAGCCCCATCCTGCAAGAACTGCACCGCAAGGCCGAACAACGCCGCCTCGCAGCCGAACAAGCAGATCGGGCGCGGGCAGAGCGTGAACGCCAGCGCGCAGATCGTCGGCAGAAGTTTCCTGATGAGGTTAGCCCGGTCGATGCGTTCAACGCTGACCACAACATCGCAGACTTGCTGGTCCGTTATCAATACGCACGGCGCGGCGCATCGGATCATTACCGCTCGCGCTATCAAACCAGCCCATCCTACGCCACCGAGAACTTCGGTACGCACTGGGTCAGCCTCTCAGGCTCAGACGCAGCCGCTGGCGTCGGAAGGCCGAAGTCGCTGGGCGAGAATTCCTATTGCTGGGGCGATGCCTTC